ATATCTCCTTTAAAGTACTTGCATCACCAGTTGGTAATGTAGTTGGTAATGGTTTATGTTCGATAGTATGATTATGCTCCGCTACAACTCCGGGTGGATTTACCAATACTACGTCAGCACAAACAGCATGATATGGTGACTTTGGATGGAACATAATACCAGCTTTCATTAATTCACCACAGTTTTTCAAACGAGCTATCTCAAAGTCTAATCTTTTATTTGCAACTGATTGATTCATTAATGCAATATTTGCTGCAGCTGCATCCTTACATTGCTGCTGAAGTGTTTTGTCTAATGGTTTCGACCAAGTGGCAGAGATACCGAGTGATACTGTGCTACTATCTTTTTGTCCAGTGCGAACTGGTTTATAATATAAAATCTGGCCGGGATTATCTGGCACATCGTCATTATCTGCGTCTACATTGTTGTACACAGGATCCATATAATAATCCTCATACGGCCGCTTTACGGCTATATTTCCGGTGAGGAATGGAGTAACGTTCATGGTAGGGCCTTGACACTGTATCCCGTTACCATAAGTGTTTGTAATATATGGGCCTTGTAATACTTGTATAGCTTGGTTTGTAACAGAGCCTGAAGAGTTGGCTACAGGGTTTGCAGTTGCAGACACACCCCCTATGTCATTCGCAAACGAAGGTGTTGCTGTTCCAAATGTGAGACACAATGAGATCAGTTTGAGAACGTGCTTGTTGTGTTTGTTACGCTTTGGATAGTTGTTGTCCTCTGTATAATTGTGTGATTTGAGAGGCCTGGCCCGGAATAACTTTCTGTGAATTGAAAGGCTTCTCCGGGTGTTGTTAATGTGAAGTTTGGTTTGTTGTTTAAATCCAATCCAGTCCATGTTGAAGTCACTCCATTCAGTGTGTTACTATTTCCAGTTGTTGATGGTGAGGAAATAGTGTTGCCATCATGTTGTATGTTTGTACCTGTTATGACATACTGATAGCCAGTATCATAATTCATACTATTTATGGTCTCAGCCACAGTGGATGTTGTCTCTGTGTTTGAGGTCATCGAGCCTTGAGTAAAATTAGGCACCACAGGAACAGACATCGCAGTCTGGACATTCGCAAGGGCAGACACAACCACAACCATCGCAAGTTTCATCTTTGTGGTTGTGTATTTTAAGATATTGTTGTGCTGCCAAGTTATCAAGGAAGTCATTTATCATTGAACGGTAAGCTCATTTACAAATTGGCCAGTAGCCACAGTGCCTGCGCCGCCAGCGGTTATTGTCATAACTCCCGCTGTTGTGATTGTTCCAGCAAGATCGCCAGCAGTTCCAGCCGCTGTAGATACTTGGTCTGAGAAGTTACTCACAGCGCCGACTGATGGTGCAGATTGTGATACTGCATCGCCTTGAACGTATGTAGCAGAGTAGCTGAAACTAGCGCCTGGAACATCCTGTGTTGCAGCAATCGTGCCTGGCGACATAACACCTGATGTGATTGTGCCAGCAGAAACTGTGTTCACTGTTGTTCCATCAGTTGTGTCCACACCGTTTCCAGAGACACTCCAAGAGCTTCCAATTCGCTCAACTTGAGTGGCTGCAGCGTCTACGCTGAGTTGAACACTGCTTGAGAGTTTGTGTGTGATGTCCGCCATAACAGGTGAACTAAATCCAGTCAATAATAATATAGGTAAAAATCTTTTCATTGTAATTTACAATATGCCTGCATTTATTTATTACAATTGTTTATTAACTTTAGGTATTGTATCCTATGATACTTGACATAATTGTAAAGTTCTGTTACTATAAATAACGGAAGGTGTTTCTTTTAACACATTTCACTCCCGCTAACCAAGACCTATGGGAGGATAAATTACGTCTTCATATCCAGTAGTGAGGGATTGCTGGAAATAAGTTTCGCATCTACCCTTGATGCCCTACTTAAAAACGTCTTACTAATGACAACTTCTAATTTAACACGCAGTAGAGGTGGTCTCCTACAGGGATGGCCAGAGTTCTGCGAGTGGGTAACATCAACAAACAACAGATTATATGTTGGTTGGTTTGGTGTTCTCATGATTCCATGTCTGCTAACAGCTGCAGCATGTTTCATCGTAGCATTTATTGCTGCACCTCCAGTCGATATCGACGGAATCAGAGAGCCAGTAGCTGGTTCTTTAATGTTTGGTAACAACATCATTTCTGGTGCTGTTGTACCTTCATCCAACGCAATCGGTTTACACTTCTACCCAATCTGGGAAGCAGCAACAGTCGATGAGTGGCTCTACAACGGTGGGCCATACCAGTTGGTTATCTTCCACTTCCTCATCGGAATTTCTGCCTACATGGGTAGACAGTGGGAATTATCATACCGTTTAGGTATGAGACCATGGATTTGCGTAGCATACAGTGCTCCAGTATCTGCAGCATTTGCAGTATTCTTAGTATACCCATTCGGTCAGGGTTCATTCTCTGATGGTATGCCACTAGGAATCTCTGGTACATTTAACTTTATGTTCGTATTCCAAGCAGAGCACAATATCCTAATGCACCCATTCCATATGGCTGGTGTAGCAGGTATGTTCGGTGGTTCTCTATTCAGTGCAATGCACGGTTCTCTAGTTACATCTTCTCTAATCAGAGAGACAACAGAGCAAGAGTCTCAGAACTACGGTTATAAGTTCGGACAAGAAGAAGAAACATACAACATAGTAGCAGCACACGGTTACTTTGGTCGTCTTATCTTCCAGTATGCTTCTTTCAACAACTCAAGAAGTCTTCACTTCTTCCTCGCAGTATTCCCAGTAGTCTGTGTATGGTTAACATCTATGGGTATTTGCACAATGGCATTTAACCTTAATGGATTTAACTTCAACCAATCAGTTGTTGATGTTAACGGAAAAGTTATCCCAACATGGGGTGATATCCTAAACAGAGCAAACTTAGGTATGGAAGTAATGCATGAAAGAAATGCACATAACTTCCCACTAGACCTAGCTTCTGCTGAGTCTACTCAGGTTGCTTTAACAGCACCTACAATCGGTTAATTTTTTAACCACATAAAACATCGGGGTCGAAAGACCCCTTTTTTATAGGAGAAATTAATGGTAGCATCTACCTTACAAGCACCTACAAGGGGTTGGTTTGATGTACTTGATGATTGGTTAAAGAGAGACCGATTCGTATTCATCGGATGGTCTGGACTACTTCTTTTACCTTGTGCATACTTAGCAATCGGAGGTTGGTTCGTTGGAACTACTTTCGTTACCAGTTGGTATACACATGGTATTGCATCTTCATATCTTGAGGGAGCAAACTTCCTAACATCAGCAGTGTCAACACCTGGTGATGCAATGGGTCATAGTTTACTATTCTTATGGGGTCCTGAAGCACAAGGAGATCTTATCCGTTGGTTCCAACTGGGTGGACTCTGGAACTTCGTTGCATTTCATGGTGCATTCGGACTCATAGGTTTTATGCTTCGTCAGTTTGAAATTGCAGGTCTTGTTGGGATTCGTCCTTACAATGCTTTAGCATTCTCTGCTGTAATTGCAGTATTCACAAGTATATTTTTGATCTATCCTTTAGGTCAGCACAGTTGGTTCTTCGCACCATCATTCGGTGTCGCAGCAATCTTCCGTTACATTCTCTTTATTCAAGGTTTCCACAACATTACATTGAATCCATTTCACATGATGGGTGTTGCAGGAATACTAGGTGGAGCATTATTATGTGCCATTCATGGTGCAACAGTGCAGAACACATTGTATGAAGACACATCACAATATACTGAAGGTAAGATTCAATCTACAACTTTCAGAGCATTCGATCCTACGCAGGAAGAAGAAACTTATAGTATGATTACAGCAAACAGATTCTGGTCACAGATATTTGGTGTTGCGTTTTCAAACAAAAGATTCTTACACTTCCTTATGTTATTCGTACCTGTCATGGGTATGTGGACATCATCTATAGGTATCGTAGGTTTAGCACTTAACCTTAGAGCATACGACTTTGTATCTCAAGAGATAAGAGCAGCAGAAGACCCAGAGTTTGAGACTTTCTACACTAAGAATATACTTCTTAATGAAGGTATGAGAGCATGGATGTCATCTGTAGATCAACCGCATGAGAACTTCGTATTCCCAGAAGAAGTGTTACCAAGAGGTAACGCACTTTAAATAATAAGACCCGAAAGGGTCTTTTTTTATACTAAATACGTTCGTAGTGTTACAATTCAATGACAAAACACCAAAAGATAGGTGGTCTATTGACATAAGTAATATTCAAAGATATAATTAAAAAAATCGGAGCAGCATGGAAGAAAGACAACACATCAATGATCTGTGGGAAGACATGGATCGACTCAATGCACTCTACGAAGAGATGATGTGGGAGCATGACTCAGTATTAGAATTTGTAGCAGATTATAAGAAAGATAGAATCATTATTAAAAGACACGCATGACGATGTTAGAAACAATTATTAGAGAGTTTCCTGTCTCTGATTTTTCAAAAGATTTTAAAGATATGTCAAACAATCGTAGTACATATACGAAAGAGGAAGTTGATACTTTAATAGCAGAAGCACTAGCAGAAGCAAGACGCATTGATGAAGAGTCAATGGCAAAACACAATAGAGATGCAACAGTTATCTCTATGATCTTAGGATTCACAGCGTTAGCATTGTTTGTAGATGGATTGCTAAGATTATTAGGAATCATTCCACCATTTATGGGCATTGACATCGACCTTTTAGATAAGATTGTAGAAAAGGTAGAAGGAAATGTTATAGATAAGATAAAACAAGTCCCAATACAAAGACTCTTTCCAAAATGAATGACGCAACAGTACTGTTGTATCTGTTATGCTTTGCAGTAGTAGTAGGCATGACTTTTGCTTTCATGTATGCTATGATGAAGACAACCTTGAGAGAGGTTAATCAACCAACGACTAGACCTGTTCATCCAGAAATGAAAGAGGTAAGAACTGGAGATCAACTCCTAGTATTTCGTCAACCTCCAGAGGAAGATGAAGATGATGATGGAGACGCTATCATAATCAGAAAATGAGATTTAATTGCAACGATATAGAAATCATTATGGATGGACTCGATGACTACCGAGGACTCTGTGAGTATGATGAGGAAGCTTGGGAAAAGATTACCAAGGTCATGGATAAGGTAAGAGTATATGCAGATCAGGTGTTGGATTGCAAAATCTAGTTTCAAAAAAGTCGAAAAAAAAATTCTGGTAATTTTTCTCGCGTGAGGTTTTCCACACATTCATGCGTAATTATACCTAGTATGCTATGCTATATAATATGTAACGGAATTGAAAAGGATCATGCACCATTACACACTAGGTTGGCACGACCAACAAAATAAACATTACGAAATCGGTGAATATGCAGAAGATGCATTTGAGGCAGTAAAACACGCAAGAGAGGATGTTCCGTATCTACACGAACATCCTTTTTCTTTGGATACAATTAAAGAAATTAAATGAAAAAATTTAATACATGGGTCTTGGATACTACAATCTATATCCTTGACTTTCTCTACAGAGGTAGAGACTTCCAGAGGTTCTGGGTTCTAGAAGTTATTGCTAGAGCACCATACTTCTCGTTCATTAGTGTTCTACATTTTCGTGAGTCGTTAGGACTACGTGGTGAGGATCACATCTATCTTATGAAAGAACATTTCTATCAGGCATTAAATGAAACAGAGCACTTGGAGGAGATGGAGAAGCGAGGAGGAGATCAATATTGGATCGACAGATTTGTTGCAAAACATCTTGTTTTGGTATACTATTGGATCATGGTGGGGTACTATCTTGCCGACCCTAGTAATGCCTACGATATCAATATGAAAATTGAGAAACATGCATTTGAAACTTATACAAAGTATAGTGCATGGCATCCAGAGGATACTAAGATTGCAGAGATTGCACAAGATGAATTGAACCATGCTAAGGAGTTACAACATGCAATGATGATGGTATGCTGACACGTTTTATAAACTAAATCTATAGTGTATAAATCATACTAATACTATTCATTAAAATATGTTATCTACCGCTTATCGCCTTCGGTTAGAAGGTATTTGCAAATCAATTGCAGCAGGAACAGAAGTATCATTAGATGATATGATTTGGGCAGAAAAACTTTCTAAACGTAACACATCAGCGAGAGGTATGCTAAGTTCAGCAAGGAGATTATCAACGGATCCCGACTCAACTTTTCTTAAGTACTTGGATATAGGAGACTCGGATCCAAGGAAACATAAAAAGGGTTTCAGCGGAGCAGATGACATAGCAGACTGGTTTAAAAACAAAAGATCAGATGATTGGAGGCAAAGAGACTAATGAATTTTGTAAAAGCACAAATCAAAAGATTTTTTGAGACAGGAAAATGGGCAATGAAACTTATTTTTCTTGTTGTTCTAGTAGAATTAGGATTGATTGTAGGAGTTGTTGCATCTATGGGCGATGAACTAACTGATGAAGATGGCAAACACATCCATCATTTACTATCTCTAGCAATGACTAAATCTTTTGCTTTATATTCAATGGAAAAAGCAGGAGAAAATCAAAAGTATCTTATTGAAAACGTAACTAAAAAATGAAAGTAGCCGTAGTCGGTGCTGGTACAGCGGGACTATATTGTATTATTGAACTGCTGGAATCACTACCAGAATTTGCAAAGATAGATCTCATACACAGTAGAGTGATAGATCCTCTAGGAGTTGGAGAATCCTCCTTAGTATCTTTTCCGCATGCTTTGAGTTGTGGTGTAGATTATGTACATCACTTTGATAATGAGGAACTAGGATCTACTCTTAAGTATGGAGTACAATTTAAGAACTGGAATAGTGTTGGTTTTATACCTTTTGCCTCTGGTTCTTACGGTATACAGTTTGATACTACTAAGTTGCCTCAGTTTGTGATACCTAGACTACATGAGATGTATCCTAACTTCACAGAAAGGACAAAGACAGTAACAGAAATAAAATCTCTAGGTAAAAAGGTCTCCATAGACGGTGAAATATATGACTTTGTAGTGGATTGTAGAGGATATCCAGAGGATTATTCTAACTATATTATTAGTGATAGAGTTTATTTGGACTCAGCTATTTCGGTAAGATCATATACACCAGGCGATTGGGAATATACCTATCATATTGCTCATAAAAATGGGTGGATGTTTGGTTTACCTTTGCAAAGTAGAACTGGTTGGGGATACTTATACAATTCTAAAATAACATCTCAACTTGAAGCTCAGGATGATGTCGCAAAAATACTAGAAGAGTATCAAGTTGAGTTTCATAGTAAAGATTGTAGAGAATTTTCCTTCAAAAACTACTATGTTAAGAGTGTAATGAATGAAGATGGTAATATATTTGTCAATGGCAACCGTGCCTTATTCCTAGAACCTATACAGGCAACATCATTAGGTTGTTATGGGATCATTAACGAAATGATCTTAGATCGTATAGAAAATGACGTATATGATAATGAAAAATATCATGATATTATGAACGAGGTCATCATGTTTATTAACTTACACTACCTCAACGGATCTGACTACGATACTCCTTTCTGGGAGATGGCCACTAAAGGTGCAAAAGAAGTATTTGAGGGCACTGATCCCTCCAAATATAATTGGGATTATATACTAGATTGGAATCCACAATTTAGAAAAAAAATGTTTGATAATTTCCTGTAAGTTGTTCGTATATATAGAGAAGTACATGTAAGTTTAATTATGACTAAATTTTTACTCCCATTCGCCATCAAGATCATTGACGCAGCAGTGGACAAGATCCCAGATGATCTGGAAGACCAACTCAAGAAGTTTGTTATTGGATTACTTAAGAAAGCCGCAGCTAAATCAGGTAACAAAGTAGACGATCAACTAGTCGCAGCACTAGAGAAAGCACTATTTGAATAAATAAAACTAGAAAATAGTCTTAAATTGGAGAAAAGCCCATGCCTCTTTGGGGAGCAACAGACTCAGATGAGTCAAAGCCTAAGTTTCTGACAGACGAACAGAAGAAGTTAGTTTACGCTACCAAGTCTGGTTGGGTGTTGGAAAATGGTGCATTAACAGGTAACGATAATCCTAACGCAGATCCAGAGATTCTGGTTGCAATCGGAGAACTCGCTACAAGTCTCGGTGCTGCAGACATCACAGAGATTGAGTTCATCACTACTGCGTTTGACGTATCTGCTGGTGGAACAATTCAAGTTAGAGTTCGCTTTAACGAAGAAGTTGATGTAACAGGTACACCACAAGTTACAGTGGTCAACGATTCAAGAGCTAATCACACATTGTCATATGCCTCAGGCACAGGCAGTAACGAATTGGTATTCTCACTCACAATCGCTGCTGGTGGCGGTGGTGTGATTGCTGAAGATGACGTACTATCAATAGGAGCAAACGCAACTGCACTTAACGGTGGAACAATTAAGGACGCTGGTACAAATACCGCATCTACAATTACCAACGTTGCTTCAATTGGAACTGCTGCTGGTACAATTACAGCTGCTGCATAACAACCTACATAATATAGAATAAAATGATTGATGAAGTTTTCTGAACTGAATGAAAATAATTATGTAATTTTTGCAATTAAGAATTACGAAAACCCTCACGCAGTTACTAAGGAAGATTTTGAAGAGGATCTGAAAAGATTCAAGTGGATAAAGAGGCTTTTAAAACGCTATAAAACTACTGGCGTTTTGAAAGCCCATTTGCTTATCAACCACTTCATTATACTCTATAATGTTTTTGGTGAAGCCGCGACTCCCCTTCTATTTTTTAAGATAGATAAGGATCTTTGGCCTGTTGTTAAAACATTTGTGGTGTATCTTGGAAGATTTCCAGATTATCCTAAGACCACACTGCATGATATTCCTATGGATGATACTTGTTTACAGTGTCTTAAAGAACTATGAAGTCTTTCAATGCATTTATAGATGAAATGATGACTGCTGGCACAGGCGGTTTCACTTCTGCTGCAGATGCAAAGGGGCCAGTGGCTGGATATGACCTACCGTTTAGTGGTGTTATAATGAGAAGGTGGAGAGAAGCGGCTAATAAAACTAAAAAGCTTAAGAAAAAATGAGTGATATTAACTCAGCTATACTAGAAAGATTAGAAAAAGTAGTAGACACCCTTCAAGAAAATTCTGTAAAGATGGGTCAACTGCTTGCGGTTCATAATGAGAAGTTAGATAAACAAGATCGTATTGACGCAGTTCTATTTGAGAAGGTGGAATCACTCCACAAGGATTTGGATCGATCAACAGCAGAAATTAAGAAAGGATGCGAGAAAGATATAATGAAGGTGGAAGAACGCCTAAGAAGTATAGAGAAAAAGATGTGGTCAATCGCTGGTGGTATAGGTATTATATCAGTATTAGTCAGTCCTATGGGTCAAAGGGCTCTCAAGGGGTTGCAAACTCAACAGAATTCTGTTATACTAGAAACACAAAGAGTGGTTGATCTTGGATCTAGTAGACACAAAGTACATAAGTTTAGTATCAGCTAGACTACAAAAGTTTTCAAAGAAGAGTAGAGGATTATATAATTTTAGATGCCCTTACTGTGGGGATTCTAGTAAGTATAAGAATAAAGCAAGGGGATTTCTATATCCTATAAAAAATGATTATAATTACAAGTGCCATAACTGTGGTGTATCTAAGACTCTTACCAATTTTCTTCGGGATCAGGATACTGTCTTGCACAAGCAGTATATTATGGAGAGGTATAAAAAAGGTACTGTAGGCCTAGGATCTAACGTTCCAGAACCTAAATTTGACCTACCAAAACCTGTATTTATTAAAGACAAATTTACAATAGATTTGGAAAATATCGCCAGTCTAAATAAATCACACCCCGCTCGAATATATCTCGAACAAAGTAGGAAAATATCTAGTAAAATACTAGAACATTTATACTATTGCAACAATTTTAAAGAGTGGACTAATGCACAAAAGCAAACGTTTGATGATGTTACGAATGATGAGCCTAGAATCATCATTCCGCTTAGGTACAAAGGTACACTCATAGGATTTCAAGGAAGGTCTTTACTTCCTAAATCCAAGATCAAGTACATTACGATCATGTTGGAGGAGGATGCTCCGAAGATTTATGGTCTCGATAATATCAATACTTCAAAAACTGTTTACGTCACGGAAGGGCCTTTTGACTCCACATTCATTTCCAATTCAATCGCAATGTGTGGGGCAGATGGTGATGTCAAAAAATGGGGAATCACTGACCCTGTTTGGATATATGACAACGAGCCAAGAAACAAACAAATAGTAGAAAGACTGTCTACCACTATTAATAGTGGGGATAGAGTGGTGATATTTCCTAAGAATATATTTGAAAAAGATATCAATGATATGGTTCTCAGTGGACAAAATGTGCAAAAGATGGTAGAATCAAATATCTACCAAGGTTTAGAAGCCAAATTAAAATTACAGGACTGGAAAAGAGTATGAGCAATGGTATTAAGGTAGTCAAGAGGAAGGGTCACATTGAACCTCTTGACTTAGAGAAGATGCATAAGATGGTGGAACTAGCGTGTGAGGGTCTTGCAGGGGTCTCTGCGAGTCAAGTTGAGATACAATCAGGTATACAGTTTTATGATGGTATGTCTACCGCTGATATTCAAGGAATATTAGTCAGGTCAGCAAGTGATCTAATCGATTTAGACGCACCAAACTATCAGTACGTTGCTTCAAGACTTCTTCTCTTTGGCCTTAGAAAGAATCTCTATGGGAGACTTCATGAACTACCCACACTTATAGATCAGATTACAAGAGGAGTTGACAAAGGGATATATGATGCAGATATACTGAAAAAATACAATAAAGACGAGATTAATACCCTAGATACTATCATAGAACATAATCGTGACTACCTTTTTACCTACGCTGGTATGAGACAGGTCACAGATAAGTACCTAGTTCAAGATAGAAGTACAGGAGAAGTGTACGAAACACCTCAATTTATGTACATGCTTATTGCAATGACTATCTTTGCTGGGTATCCAGAAGAAAACAGATTAGACTACGTTACACGTTACTACAATGCCATTTCCAAACACAAAATTAACATCCCAACTCCAATCATGGGAGGTGTTAGAACGCCTATTCGGCAGTTTGCGTCTTGCGTTTTGGTTGATATTGACGACACCTTGGATAGTATTTTTAGTAGTGATATGGCCATCGGTAAGTATGTCGCTCAAAGGGCTGGTATCGGTATCAACGCTGGTAGGATCAGGGGTATCAACAGTAAAATCAGGGGCGGGGAAGTTCAACACACAGGTGTTGTACCGTTCCTCAAGAAGTTTGAAGCAACTGTCAGATGTTGCACTCAAAATGGCATTAGAGGTGGATCAGCGACTGTCCACTTCCCAATCTGGCACCAAGAAATAAGGGATATATTAGTATTAAAGAACAATAAAGGAACGGAGGACAATCGTGTCAGAAAACTTGACTACTCAATCCAAATCTCAAAACTCTTTTATGAAAGGTTTATCCAAGATGAGGAAATCTCGCTTTTTTCTCCCCATAGTGTTCCTGACTTGTTTGAGAGTTTTGGCACCCCTGACTTTGATGAGTTATATTGCAATTACGAAAATGATAAATCAATCCCCAGAACCACAATCGGAGCTCAGGAATTGATAATGGATCTCCTTAAGGAGAGATCAGAGACAGGTCGTATCTACATCATGAATATTGATCACTGTAATGAACATTCATCCTTTAAAGACAAGGTAAGCATGAGTAATCTGTGTCAAGAGATCACTCTACCCACAGAACCAATCCAACATATTGATGCCATAGACGGTGAGATTGCACTCTGTATTCTATCTGCTATCAACGTAGGTAAGTTGACCAAGTTAGATGAGTTAGAGGAACTCTGTGACCTCTCTGTGAGGTCTCTGGAGGAGTTGATTGACTATCAAGATTATCCTGTCAAGGCTGCTGAATTGGCCACATTGGGTCGTAGATCTCTTGGAGTAGGGTTCATTGGTTTAGCACATTATCTTGCTAAGAATGGGTTCAATTATGACTCACAAGACGCCTGGGATGCAGTACATAGACTTACTGAAAGTTTCCAGTATCACCTACTCAAAGCATCTAACCAGATTGCTAAAGAGAAAGGTGCATGTGTAGACTTCCATAGTACAAAGTACGCTGATGGAATTCTTCCTATTGATACATATAAGAGCGACGTAGACGAAATCAGTAAGGAAGATTTGAAGTATGATTGGGAATCTCTTAGAGCATCTATCTTGGAACACGGCCTTAGACACTCAACACTGTCAGCACAGATGCCATCGGAAAGTAGTTCCGTTGTGTCTAATGCAACAAATGGAATCGAACCACCAAGAGATTATCTGTCCATTAAGAAGTCAAAGAAAGGGCCTCTTAAGCAAGTGGTTCCGTCTTATGGAACTTTGAAAAATAATTATACTCTTCTTTGGGATATGAAGAGTAATGATGGATATATTAAGATAGTTGCAGTGATGCAGAAGTTCTTTGATCAAGCGATCAGTGGAAACTGGAGTTATAATCCTAAAAATTATCCCGACAATGAAGTGCCAGTTACTGTGATGGCACAGGATCTTTTGACCACATACAAATATGGTTGGAAGACATCTTATTACCAGAACACATATGATATGAAGAGTGATGAACCTGATGATGTAGAAGAAGTGAAACCACAATTAGAAAAACTACTAACAGAACTATCAGAGGAAGAAGCTTGTGACTCTTGCACCATCTAGACCTGACGGTATGACCGTCTTTAATTCAGAAGAAGTTGATACTAAGAGACAACCAATGTTTTTTGGTAAACCTCTCGGTGTGCAGAGGTACGACTCTTTTAAATATCCAGTGTTTGATAGACTTACTACTCAAATGCTAGGGTATTTCTGGAGACCAGAGGAAGTATCCTTACAGAAAGATAGATCTGACTATCAATCTCTACGTCCAGAACAAAAACACATCTTTACATCTAATCTAAAGTATCAAATACTACTAGACTCTGTACAAGGTCGTGGGCCAGGTATGGCTTTTGCACCATATACTGCATTGCCAGAACTAGAATCTGCTATGAATGTATGGCAGTTCATGGAGATGATACACTCAAAATCATATACATACATTATCAAGAATGTGTATCCAGATCCATCCGAAGTATTCGATACCATTCTCAATGATGAAAGAATTTTAGACCGAGCGAAGTCAGTAACTCGGGCATATGATGAATTTATAAATGAGGCCCAGCAATGGGGTCAAAGTAACCTGTGGAAAGACGGATGGGAAAACACACAAGCAAAAGACAACTCACTAAATGAACTCAAAAGAAAACTTTACAGAGCGGTTGCAAATGTTAACATACTTGAAGGAATTAGGTTCTATGTCTCCTTCGCTTGCTCGTTTGCATTTGGAGAGCTTAAACTTATGGAGGGATCAGCAAAAATTATATCCCTCATCAGTAGAGACGAAAACCAACACCTAGTTCTCACACAGAACATAATGAAAAACTGGATGAATGGTGATGATCCAGAGATGCAAGAGATTGCAGAGGAAGAAAAAAATAATGTAATTACTATGTTTAAAAATGCAGTTGAAGAGGAAAAGGGATGGGCTGAATACCTATTCAGTGGTGGTTCTATGATTGGTTTGAACGATAAATTATTGAATCAATACGTTGAGTGGATTGCTAACAAGAGAATGAAAGCACTTGGCCTTGATCCTATCTACGATCAACCATTAAGAAACAATCCATTGCCTTGGACACAACACTGGATCTCATCAAAGGGATTACAGGTTGCACCACAGGAAACAGAGGTAGAATCTTATGTTGTTGGTGGTATAAAACAAGATATTAAGAAGAATCAGTTCAGCGGATTTAAACTATAGTCTAAATAGCTAAAAAAGTAGTAGTCCTTTAGAGAATGGCTAAGAAAATAATTGGTGTCGGTTCCTCCAGTAATGATGGAACTGGCGATACCCTGCGACAGGGAGCTGTTAAGGTCAATCAAAACTTCAATGAGGTATACACCGTG